CTGATGGTACAGAAGAATTATTAGAAGTTATACCTAGTATGTTAAAAAACCATGCATTTGGTTTATATGCTACAAATTCTAGTGATAATCAAATGTATTTAGATAGTATGTTCCAACATAGTTTTGCTATTGCTCAAAATGCTGGAGAAGGAATGGAAGAAGTGTCTACTATTATAAAAGCTATATCATCTGGTGCTTCATCAGAAGAAACTCATAAGATGATTCAAATGGTAGCTCAGAAACAAAGAGAAAGAGCACAAGAAATGGAACAAATGAAACTTAAAGTACAAGAAGAATATATAGCTAGAGAAAAAGAAAATAGAGAAGATATTCAAGCTCATGAAATAGAAAAAGAACACATTAAAGGTAGTTATGACTTACAAAAAGCTACAATTAATGCTTCTGGCTTAGGTGCTGATGTGAATAATAATCAAATACCTGATACATTAGAAGTATTTAAAGCTACTCAAAAAGCAGATGCTGATATGAACAAATTAGAGCTTGAAAGTAAAAAATTAGGATTAGAGCAAGAAAAACTAGCTCAAAAGACTAAAAATGATGCTGAAAAGCTTAAAATTGACAGAAAAAAAGCATCTCAGTCAAATAGTTCAAAAAATAATAAAAAATAATTTTAATAATAGTTTATAATACATTGCAGAATATCTAAGGTTTTTAGGTATTTTGCAATAGTGTTATATATATAATTTATATTTGCATGAATATTGATTCAATGATTCCTACGCTAGAGTTAGATGATAATATCATTATAGATGATTCATCTACTAATATTAGTGACGATAACACTGATAAGGAACCAATTAATGACGATACTAAAGTAACACCAGAAGAAAGTGATAAACCTGTTAACAATGAATATGATGATGTAGCAACTGCTGTATTTGAAGAATTAGTTAATAATGGTATTGTTCAAAAAGGAGATAAAGAAAAATATAACTGGGACGATATTAATAACGCTGTTAATCATTATAGAGAAGAATTACCTGATATGGTGGCTCAATCATTAGTTTCTCAAACTCCTGAATTGGCACAAACATTAATAGATTATATATTTACAAAAGGTCAAAACTTAACAGAAGATGATTTAAAATCATTTTACAACGAATATATTACTGATTTAAATAATGCTAATACTGAAGTTAATTTAAGCACAGTAGATGAAGCTAGAGGTTATCTTGATAATAAATATAAAGAACAAGGTTATAGAAAAAGCATGATTGATGCTATGTTAGATGCATTAGAAGATGAAGAAGATAACGCTAAAGCATTATTTGATGAAGCTAAAAAAGTTAGAGACAAAGAAAAAAGTCAAAATAACTCCACTAATATTTTAACTGCTGAAAAAGAACAGCAGTCTGCACGAAAAGCTCAACAACAAGAGTTTACTCAAAACGTAATTACAGAACTTAAAAACACTGGTTGGAATTCTACAAAAATTAATCAGATACGTAGTGATCTTGCAAGTAAAAGAACTTGGGATGTTCTTGGTAGTATTACTAATAGTCCTAAAGGTCTTGTAAAACTTGCTAATTTGATGAATTATTGGGACAATGAAAAAGAAGATTTCATATTAGAAGATTTTGTGAAACAAGTACAAACAAAAGAAGTAAAATCCTTGAAAGACAAAATAAATGAAGATATGATTAAAACTGGTTCTAGTTCAGGCAAAACATCCAAACGAACTATTTCTGGTAATTTATGGGAACATCTTACACCAGTAACTTAAATAACTATATAAATGAATAGAAAGACGGCATTACAAACTGTTGAAAGACACAGTTGGGGAGGGTCTTATTTTGACTCTCTTACGCACGCAGCCATGTTTAGAAAATATAAGCCACATAACTTTGGTGTAAAAGCTGCTCAATTATTTTCTAGCCAATTAGGCTCACATCTTATTAATAAGAAATTTACTTACTACACAGTAGCTAAGAATAACGTCTACATGCTTCCTGGAGGTACAGATGACTATGAATGGTTCTTGGTAGCAGACGCTGATGTAGATTTCAGAGTAACAGAATTGTTAGTAGACCCTGCTGGTTATGCAGGTAAAGGTAAATTACCATTTAAAATTGCATTAGACCGTGATTGGTTACATGAACCATGTATTATCAAATCAGAGTCTGATAGATTACCAATGCTTCGTATTTTAGGACATCCTGTTCAACGAGGTGCTAACTCATGGGAATATGAAGTAGAATTGCAAACAGGCGATTTAAACGCATATGTTCCAGCATCTTACTTACAGCCAGGAAAACGTTTTGTTGACGCTACTACTTCTGTAAGTGATGAATTGAACACTAAATATGCAGGTGACCAATATGGTGAAATGTTCAAGTTACAATCTTGGACTGGTAATTTTGCACGTAAATGTGAATTCACTGACAAATTCCTTCGTACTGAAATCTCTTGTAGAAAAGAAGGACGAAGATTACCTAAGAATAGCGGATATTCTATTGGTAATAAGTCTTATATGGACGGTGCTGTTGGTGTAGGTTATACATACAAGCAAAAATTCAATCTTACAAATTCTGGAAAAGCTGACACAATTGAAGCTGGAGTATTTATTACTAAAGCAGAAGCTCGACTAGAAGATAGATTAATGCAAGATAGAGAAATGAACTTTGAATGGGGTCAATTGGAGAAAACAGTTGACAGAGATTCAAACAGAACTATGAAAGTTGCTCCAGGTTGGAGACAAATTTCTCGTGATGGTCATTTCAAAATTCACAATGGTACTCTTACTTTGTCAGAATTGAATGAGTATATCGCTGAAATCTTTTTGACACGTCGAACTCATGCTGATAGAAAAATTATATTGGCATCTGGTGAAGGTGGTGTTGAATTTTTACACCGATTGATTGCTGCTGAAGCATCTCAATTTCAATACATTGATACTCTTTTCACTCAAAAACGAAAAGATAGTCAAGGATACCATGATAATGAATTAGAGTATGGTGCTCAGTTTACTCGTATTAAACTTCCAATGGGTTATGTAATTGAAATTGCATATGATCCAATTAAGGATGATAGAAAATTGTTCCCAGAGAAAGCTCCAGGAACTAACAGAACTGTAGAATCTTTTGCATTTGATATTTTTGATTTTGGTGCTACTGACCAAAAAGCATTTGATGCTGGTCGTCCTGAAAACATTACTTGTGTAATGCAAGATGGAGTAGAATCTTATTTCACTGTATCTAATGTTTATGATTTTGAAACAGGTGCTGAAAAATCAGGAGGTAATGTTTATTCTAACAATAAAGAATTAGGTGTTTATCGTGAAACATCTGGTGGACTTTGTGTATGGGATGTATCCCGTGTAGGTAGAATTGAATATGCTCCTTATCAAACTGTATAAATAATAAAGAGAGAGGTTTATCTTCTCTCTTTTTTTTTATTTTTTTTAATT